GGTCGACTTGTACATCGCCCGGGCGCCGTCGGCGAACCGGGTGCTCAGCGGTCGCAGCGCTTTCGGGCGGTCCTTGTCAAACAACCCGGCCCGCTCGGCCAGGGTCCGGGTAAAGTTCTTGTAGCTGTTGATCTCGGCCTTGACCCGCTGGCCCATCGTGGTCCTGCCGCCGCCGGGCGCGGTGATCCGGTGGTGGTGCGGATCAGAAATGCCGAGATTGGAAAAGTCGCCGGGAGGCTTGCCGTTGGAGAGGACCTGCTCGCGGCGCAAAGCGTGGTGCAGCTCGTCGAAGGCGGCGAAGATCTCGGTCCGCTCGGCCTGTTTTGGGTAGGCCATCTGGAGCTGCCGGTCGACCATTGATATGTAGGCTTCATCCGGCATCACGATGCCGCGCGGGTCGACCCCATGCTGCTGCATTTGGCGCGCGATATAGGCTTCGTGCGCCCGGGCCAGCATCTCGTAGACGCTGGCATAGTAGTCGGCCTTGGGCGGATCAAAGGCGGCGCTCTCGCGACGGAACTCGGACGACTGGATGCGGAGCTTGGACCCTGCGCCCTCCAGGAGGACCAACTGATCCTGGGCCGCCAGCGCCCCCTTGGTCGGGTTGCCTTGGCGGTCGACTTTGGCGGCCTGGGTCTCCAGCGCCAGCCGCCGAGTGGCCAAGGCTACGTCCTCGTAGAACATCGTGTTGATGAGTTTGGCGAACGCTCCTTGCACGCTGTCGGAGGTGTCGAGCCCACTGTGCCGGGCATAGCGCGACAGGAGATTGTTCATCTGCGCCGGGTTGCCGGTGAACCGCTCGGCCAGCATGTGGTCAAGTCCGTGGGTCCACTCGTGACCGTAGCTGTTGGCGCCGCCCCTGATCGTGATCGTGCCGTTAGAGACGTAAGTGCCAAAGGGGCCGGGCTTGCTCTCGGGCTCAAGCACCAACCGAAGACGGCCGTTGAAGCTGGCGGCTTCGTGGGGCAGGCCAAGGCTCGCCATACCGTCCTGCATGGCACGGGTCATGTCGAGCATTGCCTGGACTGCCTGGTGCTGCTCGACACGACCCGTGCCGTGCCGCGGGACAGCAACCTCGACCCCGGTGAAGCCGAACTTCGTCTGCATGTGCTGGGTCAGGATCTCGACCTGGCGCTTGACCGGGAAGTTGACCGCCAGGTCGGGATCGTGCCCGGCCTCCTCGAACACGCTCCGAAAAACGCTGGTCCCGTCGTTGAACTTGTAGTCCAGCAGGTCCCGTGCGCGGCCTACCTGGGGCGGGCCGGTGAAGGGTTGTTTTCTGCCGCCGCGCCGGTCTTCGACCTGGTCCTCGACGGTGCGGGTGCGCGCAGCCTCGCGTTCCAGGGCCGCCTCGCGCTTGGCGATCTGCTGATTGATCCGGCCCAGCCGGCGATCTTCGTCGGGGGTGCGGACCTTGTTGGTCAGCGCATCGCGGGTGGCCTGGAGTTTTGTTAAGGTTGGGTCGGCCGGCGGTGTTGGGGTTGGGGGTCTTTCTGTGGAAAGCTCGGGTCCGGTTTCGGACAGGGTTTCGCGGGGACCAGTGGTCCCGAGGTCTTCCAGTGGTCCCGGGACCACTGCCTGGTCCTCTAGTCGAGCTGGTGCCTCAGCCTGGTCGGCAATTGCCGGGCGTTCCTCGGCAATTGCCGGGCGCTCCTGCCTGGCCCGGAAGGCTGCGTTATCGCGCTCCAGGGCCAGCCCATGTGCTTTGTTGACCTGGCGGTACTCGCGGTTCCAGTCGCGAAGCCTCTGCCGCGCAGCCTCCACCTGATCGGGCGGGGCGGTGTCAGGGTTATTCCAGAGCTTGTTGATCGGGCGGGGCTTGTTGTCCCGCAGCTCGACGAGCCGACGCCCGTACTCCGCGGCCGAGATGTCGGGGTTGAGCGTCCGGTAATCTTCCAGTGCGCGCGCGGCCGGCAGCTCTTCTGCGTAGGGTGTGCCACTGCGCCGCTGTGCGTCCGCGATGGCTCCCTCTGGGGTGGCGTCCTTGCCGACCACCTCGCCGGCTGCGTTTTTGGCGACGTACTGGCCCGGGACCGTGTGGTCCGGCTCGGTGGTGAGGCGGGTTGGCCTTTGCACTCCCCGCGACTGTTCCGGGTCGGCCGGGTCGAACGGCGTGCTGCGCCCCGACGAGGACCGACCTGTCGTTCGGATCGCCTCGGCCCAGGCTTCGGCTTCAGCGCGGGAGGTCGTAAAAACTGTCCGGCTCGGCCGGCCGTTCTGGTCGAGATGCTCGACCGCATAAGTGTTCCCTTTTGAGACGATGACCGGCTCAAACGGGTCTACCGGCGCCGCTTCGGCGGCGGGGGCCTCCGGGGCCGCGCGGACCGGCGGTTCGGCACCCACTTCTGGCCGCGCTTCGCCGGCGGGTAGGGCGGGCTGTGCAGCGGGTTGCTCGGCTCCCCGTGCTGCCGCAGTATCGCCCGGGCGCTCGCCAGGATCAGCTCCCACCCGAGGACCCCCCGGTATCTCTCCGGCTCCTGGGACCACTGGCGCAGGACCTCCCTCGCCCACAGGAGCTGGCTCTCCGGGTCGTCCGGCGGCGGCACCAGGTCGGTCAACGGGCTCACCTATTTCAGGGGGACGAGGTGATGGCTGAGAAGGTGGAGGTTCAGCGACTAGAACGGTTGCTCGTTCAGTTGGAACTGCTTCTGTCGGTCCCAGACCTGGCGTTTCCGTACCCGCCGGAACTGCTGCTGCGGGCTCTGGACGAGCTGGAGTACCCTCCAGAGCTGGCAGAACGCGCGCAGGAGCTGCGGGCACAGTTGTCTGTGCGTATGGCTCGCCTGCAGGGGGCGCCGGTGCTGCAGTAGGCGGGAACTGCTCGGGGGCGATCTCGACGCGGCTGACCTCGCCCGGCAGCGGGAACCGCGACAGCGACGGGGCCGGGGTGGGCGCCCCGACCTGTTCGGTGGCCGACGGCAGCCCGGTCGGAGCCGGCGCAAACTGCCCGCGGGCGGCGAGATCGACAGGTGAGGTTGCCGGCACCGGCGGCGCCGGCAACAGCCTGCGTGCTGCGGCCCCAGCGGCTTCGCCCGCGCCTTGAAACCCTGCGCCGAGTACGAACCCAGCAGGCGCGGCGAGAGCGGTACGCAGCGGATCGTAACCAGGCTGCATCTTGGTGGCGATGGACCCGACCTGTGCCAGCGGGTCGATCGCGGTATTGACGACGCCCTGGCTGAGCCCGCTCTCCAGCATCCGGCCGGCGACCGCTCGGCCGCCTTCCCCGACCACCTGCTCGACCGTTCTGCCGATCGCTGGGGCGGCTCGCGAAATAGCGCCGACCGTCTGCGCCACTCCGGGGACCCGGTTGATCCCGCTTTCCGGCGTAAGCACCCCGCCGGCGAGCTGGCCTCCGATCGCGGCGCCAAACTCCAGAGGACCGCCGGACCAGGGCATCGCCTCATAGCGCGCTCTCGCCCCGGCGATCCGCAGGATCTCGGCCTGTGCCTCGGACGGGCTCGGCAGCGGTTTGAGCGCCCCGCCGGCATAACGGACAGCGGCGTTGTACTCGGCCCACTCCTGCGGGGTCATCTTCGCCGCCCGCTGCAGCTCGACCAACTGACCGCTGCCGGCCAATGTGCCGCCGTAATACGCGTCGGAGGCGTTCAGCGCGAAACGCTCTCCTAATGACACCGGGTCGGCCATTGCCGCGGCGCGCTGGCCTTCCAGATCCCGATCCCCCATCGGCACCACCGTTTGCGCCAGGGACGGGGCCACCGGGGCCACCGGGGCGACGTAACCGCCGCCCATCGGGTCGCTGGGAAACGAAAACGGCAGCGCGGCAGGCTCGGCAGCGACAGCAGGGGCAGGGGCGGGCGCTGTCACGAGCGGGGTCAGTTCAAGAAGAGGCAGATCCGGCTCGACTGGCGCTGGCCCCGGGGTCAGGGGTTTGAGATCGAGGACCGGCAGATCGTCGTCATTGTCGGGCCGCCGCGGTGGAAGAGCCGGCGCCGCCGATGACAGCGGGGTGAGTTCGAGGACTGGCAGGTCCGACATCAACCGATCCTGCGGGATAGCGGGATCGGGCCGCCGATGTTCGTCTGGTATTGCGAGGCGCCCAACAGCGTCTGCGGCGGTAGCGGCGCCGGTTGGCCGGCCTTCACCACCTGGGCGAAGGCGTCGCCCAGGCTCGCCGGGGCACCAAGACCGCCGCCGAAAGGGCCGCTCTGTTGTTGCTGCAAGGCCAGCGAGGCGAGTGCCGCCTGCCGGGCCGGATCGGGGGCTGCCTCCACGGTAGACGTGGGCGTAACGAGACCCGACTTGAACTGCGGGTCACCGGTCTCGGCGTAGACCGGGGCCGCGTCGCTGCCGCCACCGAAAGCCGGGGCTGCGGCAGGACCGCCGCCGATCGGCACCCGGCCGCCCAGCGGGTCGATCATCTCCAAATGGTTCTGCTCGTTACGCATATGCTTGAGCGGAAACCCCAGCCCGTGCTGCGGGTTCTTGTTGATCCAGTCGAGCACTACCGGGTCGGAGCCCAGATCCAGCGCCTTGCCGTGCATGTGGCGGGAGTTCTTGACCCCGGGGTTGACTTGGGCCTGGCGAGCGGCATCCCGATAGCCGGAGATGATCGCGACCCGGGCTTTGACCTCGGGCGGCATCGCCGCGACCATCACATCGAACCGGCGGGCCATCTCGGGGTCCACGCGATCGACACTCGATGCGCCGCCCGGAACCGCGTTGCCGCGCGCATAGGGCGCCAGGACCCCGCCGGGTTTTAAGGTGGCGGCCATTGTTCAGCTCCTACCGGGCGTATGCGATGCCGCCGCGGACATCGACGACCTGGCCGCCCGGCAGGGTGTAGGGACCGTCCGGGGTGCCGGCCGGGGCGCGTCCGACCTTCTGGCCGCCGGTGGGAGCCGGGGTCGCAGCCGGTTTCGCAGACGGAGCCGGAGTAGTCACCGCGCCGCTCAAGGCTTGCATCGGTATGCTGGTCGGCGCTTTTCCGGCGGCATAGGGCTGCAGGGTCTTAGGGTCGTGCAGGTCGACCTGGAAATGTGGGGTTTGGGTTATCTCGCCGGTCTTGTTGTTGGTAAACGACCGGCTGGTCGGCCTGCTGCGGGTCTGACCAGGTATGATGTACCCTTGGCTGACCAGCTGGTTGATCGCTTTTTGGGTCGCGGCGATCCGATCGCCCTTAGGGTCAGCATTTCGATACTGGTTCGAGAGATCCCGCAGGACCGGTCCCAGGTCCGGCGAGGCCGCGCCCGAGAGCGCGTCTGTTGTGCTATGACCGCGGCCTGTTCTGGTAGGATCGGCCGGGAACATCCGATCCAGCTCGTTGTCGATCAGGGTTTGCTGGGCGTTCTGCTCGTTGGCGTCCTCGACTGCCGTCCTCGGTGCGGCTCTCGTTGTCGGCGGCATCGCAAGATCCCGCCGGGCGGCGAGAACTGGTGCCGCCTCGGGGGTCGCCTGCACGATCGCGGACGAGATCGTCGAACTCAGCTGGTCCGGGCTTGTCACCGGGAGCAACCCCTCGGTCCGGGCCTGTGCCGGCACACGTTCGAGGATCACGGTCGGCTGGGACGGGTGATAATACAGCCTGGGCTCGTTTTCCGCCTTCGCCCGGGCTGCCGCGCCGGCTGACGCGGCTGTCGGGTCGTAAACAGGTTGTCCCAAACTGTCCCTGCGCCCGCGCCAGACCGGTTTACCGGTCTCGTCGAGGGTCATTGTGGGGTGCATCTCGTCGGCTCGCCGTGCTTCGCCGGTCACTACCTGCTGGCGAGCCATCGCGGCGGCGTTCGTCGCGGCGTTGCGCGCGGTCTCGGCCTGCTGCGTTAGGGTGGTGGTTGCGAGCGAGCTGGCGGCGTTGACATCGGCGACCAGCGGCGCGGCCTGACCGGTCCCGGCCAGCATCTGATGGTACTGGTTCGGGGTAATGAGTTTCCGACTGAGCATTTCGTAGGCCAACGCCTGTCCGCCGCCGGCCAGGGTCGCGGCGTCGATCCCGGCCAGCGCCCCGGTACCGTGCAGGGCCATCAAGTTTGGCAAGGTCATCCCTGGTGGCACCTGGGCCGGTGCCCCGTTGGCGGCGGCCGGGGACGCCTGTACCGGAACCCCGGACGTGTTGATGCTGTGCGGGTGCAAGACCCCCGAGACCGCGTCGTTCTGCGGCACCTGGCCGTTCGAGGTGGTCGTGTTCGGCGCCGGCGGCGAGACCGCCGAGGGCGGTGAATATGGCTGCGGCGTGCCGGTCGTCATCGGGGCCACCGCCGCCGGGATCGCGTCCGCTGCCTGCTGCGGCGTCATGCCGGTGGCTAGTTGGGCGAGACTGGGGGCTCCTGCCATCGGCAAATTAGCCGGCGCCGCTTGGATCGGTGCCGACCCCGGCAGATCCGGTTGCTGGTAGGTTGGCGGCGCCAGGGCCGGCTGACCCTGGGTCATCTGCCGGTAGCGGTTCCGGTCGTGCTGCTGATCGATAAGTTTTTGGCTCTCCAGCAAGCTCTTGCGAGACTGCGTGCCGTAGTAATACGCCTGCGGCGCCTTGTCCCCGGCAGTCAGAAGATCGCCCAGGGTCCTGAGGTTCTGGTCCCAGTTCGGGTCGCCGGTGCGGACGGTGGTGGGCATAGGTGGAACCCCTTATGCGTCGCCAGTGTATTTTGGCGTGCTGCTTCCAAAGAGCCCGGACAACGGAGACCCGCCACCGTAATACTGCCCGGCGCCGTAGAGCCCTAACTGCCCGACGCCTTGGATCACCTTGGCCTGGCTCTCCGCTGCCTGCAGGTTGGCCTGTTGCTGCGCCAGGGTGTTTTTCGCGGTTTGATCGGCGTTGGCTTGCTGCAAATTGGCAAGGCTCGTGGCGTTGCCGTAGGAGAGCCCCGCCGCGTCGAGCGCGTTCTGGCCGCGGGACTGCAAGAGAAGGTCCTGGCCTTGACCCAGGCTGGTGGCGGCCTGGTAGCCCACCTGGGTCGGCAAGAGCCGGGTGGCACTGCCAGAGCGCAGCAGTTCCTCTGCCTTTTGGGCCGGCATGATGCCGTACTTGGCGTCGGCGATCGCCCGGTTGACCTCGTTACCAGGTGCGCTTTAGGCGCCGGCCCGGGCGATGCGCTGGCCGTATTGGCGCACATTGGTGGCGGCCTCCGCGGTGCGCCGGGCGAGAGCACCGCGCTGCACCGGGTCGCCGGAGACCGCGTTGTCGGGGCTGGTTGCGTCCGGGCTCGGCGGCAGGTTGGCTTCGAGCAGCTCGGCGGATTGCTGGCGACGCTGTTCCTCGGCGGCGGCAAGCGCCTGCGGGTTGGTCTCGGCCAGGAGCTGCTGACCGGCGATATCACCGGTCTGGCGCAGGGCCTGAGCTTGGCTGTTTTGCGCGTTGATGGTGTCCTGGTAGTCCTGCAGCGATTTCATTTGCTGCTGACGCATCTGCATCGCGGCCTGGTTGCGCGACTGGATGGTTTCTTGGGCCGCGGCGGTCTGGGCCTGGGTCTGCTGCAACCCGGCTTGCATGCGCTGGGTAAACCCCTGGTTCTGCGCCAACTGGGTTTGCCGGTTGGCGGCGGCGATCGCCGACGCCTGCTGTCTCTGGGCCTGGGCGCCCATGTAGGTGCCGGCGAGGCTGGCGGCGGCGCCGACCGCGGTGGCGATACCTGCCGAGACTGGATCGCACATCGGTCCTATCCTTTACGTCGTGCTTTTTTTGTTAGGGTTGGTCCCGCCGAGGCCGCTCTTGAACTGCCCCATGATCTGGCCCGACTGGAGCCCGCCGAGGAAGTTGCCGGCGCCGCCGAGGACCCCGGAGAAGAGCGACCCCAGGGTGCTGACCGTCGGCACCGCGGTCAGCGAGGAAGCGACATCCCCGGCGCTGGTAGCCACCGGCGAGATCGCGTTGCGCTGGGTCTGCAGCGCGTTGTTCACGTCCTGGATCGTTGAGCCGGCGATCGGCGAGCCAATGCTCTGCGCCGCCCCCACCTGGGTGGCCAGGTTCGCCCTAGAGTTGGCGACATCGCTCTGCAGCGCCGCCGCGGCCTGCTGGGCCGCCTCGGTTTGCTCGGCGGTGGCACGCCCGGCGGTCTCTTCGATCAGACCCTGCTGATTGATCCCGGCCTGGCTCGACGAGATGCCTTGTCGGGCCAGCTGGAACCCCAAGTTCTTCGTGGCGTCCCGCCGCTGATAGTCGATCTGGTCCTGCGACTTGGCCAGGTAGTCCCGAGCGTACTGGTCGAAATACTCCGGGGAGAACCGGGCGAACGCCTGGTTGATGGCGTTGGTGCCCTCACCGTAAACCTGCGCCCGGCCGACATCGTACTCGCTCTGCCGGGCGGCCTGCTCCTGGACCTGTCTTTGCTGCTGGGCGTACTGGTCCTGCTGTGCCCGGAACTGTTCCTCGTTAAACGTCTGTTGTTGGGCCGCAATGTCCCGCTGAGCCGCGATCTGCCGGTCGGAGAGGTCCTTCGCCGCCTCGGTCTGGTACTGGCTGACCGTAGTCACGCCACGGGCGGCGTACTCGCCGGGGACGCCTTGCTCGACCCAATACTGACCAGGGACCCCGGTCGCCGGGTTAGTGTAGCTGACAGGTCCCATCTGCGGCCCGGTCTTGGGCGCGCCGCCGAAGAAGCACATGCTCGTTCCTTTCCCGGGTCAGGTCCCAGGCGTAAAGAAGAAAATCCTCGCGCCCCCGGCCAAAACCCTTGAGGACCGCCTCGACCTCGCCGCCCAAGAGTTCGATCCAGCGCCGACTGTCGATATTCGCCGCCAGGACGTAGGCTTCGCCGCGGTGGAAGTTGGCCTGGTGTAGGATCGGGATGACGTAATCCAGGGACCAGCGCGTCATCGGCCGCACGATGGATTTCCAGCGTTTGGTCCCGAAAGCACCGGCGATGACCACCCCCGGGCGCACCGGGACCACTCCGTTGACCGCCACCGGCTCGCCGTCCACCGACCACATCCGCCATAAATCCCCGGCGGTCCGCGAAACTTCTAGGGCGAACTGGTCCTCGTCGTCGGTCCAACGCAATGCGAAAATCTCGCGCCGGTCGCGGGGCCGCAGGTGACGCACGATGTGGCGCAGCCCCTCTAGGCTGACCAGGGTGGCTTCGACCTTCACTTGGTGGCCCCTTCGAGAAGGTTGAAATGGAGTGAGGCCAAGAGTGCCGGACCCGGCGCCTGGTGCTCCAAATGGACCCCGAAATGAGTGCCGTAACCCGCGAAGGGGATGCTCTTCAGACCGTAGGTATTGTCCTGGATCGTGGCGCACGTCTCGAACGCCTCGACGTTGTTGGGCAGCATACCGATATGGATCGTCCACTGGCCCTGGCACATCACGTCGACGCTCTTGATGCGCTTGTTTTCGGTCGGGTTGTCGGCCGACATATGCGGCGTCCTGATCGTCACCTTGCAATTGTCGTACTCGTTCTGACTGACCCCGCCGTAGAGGGTGATATTGCCCTCCATGTCGAGGCAGTAGACCGTGTTGTTGGCGACGGCGAAATTGCGCACGATGAAACCGGGTTTCATCGTCGACCACGCCGTAATGTCGCCGGCCGGAAAGTAGCTGAGGATGTAAATCGTATCGCCGATAGCCAGCCAATACCGACCCTGGATCGGCTGCACCACCGCCTCGGCCTTGTGCACGTCGTCGCTGCCGCTGCGGATCTGCGGCAGCAGCAAAAGATCGATCGCCGACCCGACATCGCCGACGCTGGCGGCGATCGTAAAGGTGGACGACTGAGCTTTTAGCGAGCGCACCCCGCTGGAGGACAGAAACAGCACATCGCCGGTGCCGAACTGCGTCACCGAATGCGGCGCCTCAAGCCCCATCCGCAACATCTGAGCCAGCACGTCTTTCGTCGGGTCCGGGTCGAGGGTCCAAATCTGCGTTTGCAGCTCGGCCATCACCGCCATCGACTGGTAGAAAACCTCCATACCGAGCCCGACCTCGCCATCGGGATCGTTGAGAGCCATGTTGATAAAACCCGCCCCCGGCTCGGTCACCGAGGCAGGATCGTTCTGCGCCGGGTTGTTGATCCCGGAGAAGCGAAGATATTTCCCGTCGATCCGGTACATCTTCGACTTCCAGGTGCGGGCGTAAGTGCCGTGACTGTACCCGCCGGCGCCCCCAGCGCCTTCAGTGACGAGAAACCCGTCATAGTAGCAATACGTTGCTCCATCCGACGTTTTGACACAGACAAAGAACTTGTCGTCGAACGGCTCGACATCGAGGATCTCGACGATCGGGTAGATGCCCGGAGGGTCGGCCAGAGGGTGGTGAACGATCGGCACCGGCAAAGCACCGGGGACGACGATCGCGCCCTCGTGGTGCTCGGCGAAAACGTGCAGTTGCCCGGCATGGCCGATCATGTAGCTCAACAGCCCCACCGGTAGCGGCGCGGTCGCGATCGTCGTCATGTGGACAAAAGCCTGGCGCTTCTCAACCTCGCCACCCTGGTTGAGAACCGCGTTTTCCAGGATGCGCAGACTGCCGCCGGGGGCGGTCAGCGGGGTCTTGCGAACGTCGAGCCCTGCCTTGAAGTCGGTAACGCTGAAGACCTTGCCGGCCATCAGGGACCGCTGCCGTAACCCGGCGGGATGTAGTCAAGACCGATCGCCGGAGAGCGACCCCCGCGGGACTGCGCGTCGCCGCCGCCGCTGCCGATCGACATCGGGTAGATGTTCTTGTGGCTGAACTGCCGCACCCGGTGACGGCGCATCGCCTCGTTGGCTTTGTTGAGCTTGAGCGCGGCATCCTCGGCGCTGTCGCGCTGCAGGATCTCGACTGCGCTGAAGAGTACGATCAGATTATCCGGCAGGGTCGAGAGGTCGCTGTCGTCGACCATCGTGACAACGGTCTTGGTGCCGTACAGCCGGAGCTTGGAGGCGCCAACGTCGGGGACCGGCCAAACCTCCAAGGTATTGTCGTCGGCGTGGTGCATCCACTTGAGCGTGGGCCACTGCTTTGCTCCGTCATCCGAGTTGAGCACGGTCATCTCGGAAGGGCCGATGCCGTAGGTCAGTTCCTGGTAACCGCTGCCGATCAGCACATGGACGCCACCGATGTCATCGAACGCGAGATCGACCGGGTAGGGGTAGTATCGAGTAGCGTCGACGAGGGTGATATCGCGGTGGATCATCAGCTGCGGCCAGTCGTAATCCTGGTACAGCTGGACCTGGGTGCGGTTCAAATAGTAGATCAACGTCTCGCGATCGTTGATGCCGTGCGCGACATTGGTCGAGTGACCGATCTCGGCGCGCAGATCGGTCAAGAGGTCGCGTAATTGTCTACCGGGCATTATCGCGGCTCGTAGTTAGGACCGTGACTGCCGCCGGCGTTGACATCGGGCAAGGTCGAAGGCGCCCGGGCCGCGCTGGCGCTCCGGGACGAACCGCGGCCTCTCGTGTCGCGCACAATGTGCGGCAGATCCCCCGGGTCGGGCGGGCCGTCGAGACCCATGTCTTCGACTACGTCGATCTCGTCCTCGTCCTGGGCGTGCGCCGCGATCTCGTCCGGGCTCGGGTCGTCCTCCTTGGGGAGAGGCGGCGCGTCAAGCACCGGCACGTCGACAGCGGTGAACTGATCGAGGGGACGCAGGCTCGGGTCGGGGCTGTCCGGCTTGACCAGGCGTGGCTTATAGACCGGCTGGGTGCATTTCGGGATCGAAGCATCCCCCAGCGGCAGTCTCGGGCGGGCGCCAGGGAAGACCTCCTTGAGAACCTCCGCGTCGTAGGTCAGCTGCAGACGCTGCAGGACCTCGTCGTTGGTGGTGTTCCACTGGCCGACCACATGGATTTCGGTGATCGCCTCCTCACCGTGTATGTGCTGCAGGATCACCAACTCGGGGAAAACGATCGGTCGGGTCCGGTCGCGGTAGACGACCGTGTCGGGTTGCGAGCCGCCGCCCAGCGCGACCATACAGCGCAACAGATGAAACGCGGGCATAAGTAAACTCCCTTATGGAAGAGCCGGGACCAGTCTAGGGGACGGAGGGACTGGTCCCGGCACGCCCCTACTGCCCCTCGCAGCAGGGGTGTTCGCCAACCAGCCAGAACACGCCGTTGGTCATGTCGCGCCAACGCATGGTCGGGTCCCGGCTGATCGTTTCGGCGGTGACCCACACTGTCGTTCGTAGGGGTTTCAGACACGGCTGCCGCTCGATCTCGTCGCGCGCCGCGTTAAACCGGGCCGCCGCGTCCATCGCTGCCTCCTTAGACGATCTCCACCACCAACGACGAGTTGACCTGCTGGGCAACCATCTGTCCCGTGTGGGTCATCGACTTGTACATGACGAACTGGTTGTACGGCCGAGCGGGGGTGAACTTGTGATCCCACTCGCCGTCCTGTTTCATCAGGAAAATGTGGCGCGGGTCCCACCAGTAAGCGCGCTTCGAGAACCCCAGATCGTCGAGCGTCGGGTCGTACTCGATGGTGGTCGAGCCGAACTTCATCTGCCCCATCGAGCCGTCCTGGGTGCCGGTGAACCCGGTCATCGTGTAGTTGCCGTTGGCCCGCATCTCGACTTCCATCGCGGCGATGAAATCCGACCCGGCGAGGCACTTGGTCGGCCGGCCGCCGTAGCGGATCAGTTGCCGGTACTCGGCCTGCAAGAACTGCAGGAGAGCGCCGCCGTTAGCCGGGTTGGAAGTCACCGCGCCGCGCCCGCCGGCGCCGCCATAGGCCGCCGTCGCTGCCCGGTTGCGCCACCAGGTGTTGGTGACCCGCGATAGGCCGCCCAAGAGCCCGACGTTGGGGATCGCCGCGATAATCGACTGCATCCCGGCCAGGGCTTTGGCGTCGGCCACCCCGTCGCCCCACATCAAGGCGTTCATGCTGCGGGCGTAGCTCTCGCCGAAATCCTCCAATTTGTCCTGCAGGAGGTTCACCAGGACCGTCACGTCGCGGTCCGAGTGGTTAGAGAGCGAGGTGCCGTCCCCGTGCTCGTCGGTGACCGAGATACCGTCGATCTTCAGTTCGGTGTGGGTCAGAGTTAAACCAATGTGGTGCTCACGCCACGGGAAGTTGGCCCGCTGAATATTGGCCGGTGTATAGAAGTTGACGCTGTCGTTGTGCGTGTAACCGACCGACTTGTCGTTGACCCCACCGGCGCCGTAGGCGCCCTTTACCGCGATCGAGATGTTGCCTTTGCCGCCGGGGAAAGACTTGGCGGAGCCTTCCATGTAACGCAATAGCGGTTTTGACTGGATCGACTGCTTAAAGGTGTCGCCTTTGTTGTAGTAGTAGTCGAGGGCAGCATTAGCAATGTTGGTGATTTCACCTGCCGTAAACGCCATGACTGGTTATCCACATCAGGAGGCACGCCGCATATTTGCGAGAGCCATCACCACCGCTTCCTTCATGTTGCGGGGGTCCTGGCCGGACGTGCCGGTTGCGACATGGATGCTGGACGGAGAGGGACGGGTCGGCCGTGGCGCGGGCTGACGCGCACGGAAGACCGTTTTTGCTTCGTCATAGGCGGCTTGCACCAACGCCACCGCCTGCTGCTGGGTCTGAGGAAGCCCTCGTTCCTGCAGCAAGCCTTGGGCGAACCGACGTACAGCACCCGACATTTGGGCGTAGTCGGGGTCCTGCCGCTGGATGCTTTGTTCCCAGGTATCGACAGCGGAGCGGATCTGGTCCACTTGGCTGTTTTGTTGGGTCTGGGCCGTCACCTGAGCGTGGTTCTGCAGCCGGGCCTCGGCTTGCGCGGCGCGGTGCCGCGTGCGCGTCAGTTCCCGGGCTGTGGCGTCGTCGATCATCCCCTCGTCGACCTGGCCTTGCAGGTCGGGGGCGATCCGCAGCCCCAAGTTTTCCTGGGCGGCGAGCACATAAGGCATCACGCCGTCGAGGAAACCCTGGTAGTCGCCGCGGCGCAGGGACGCGCCCACAAACATCAGCTGATTGACATCTTCCGGTGCCAGCTGGTGTTCCTGGATGTAGCCCATGAACTGCCGGTGCTGATCCAGCTCCGGCACAACCGCTTCCCATTGCTGGCGAAGCTCGTTGCGCTGCGATAGCAGCTGCTCGAAACGCCGTCGCGTCTCCGGCCGGAGCTTTTTGAGGTCAGCCTCGGTCGGGTCGGCAAACTCAGGTGGTTTTTCTGCATCCGGCGGGGGTGTCCCCTCGCCCGTAGCCGCTGCCTGGTCCTGGGAGGGGTCCGGGTCGTCGGTCTCCGCGTCATCCGAGGGGAGAGCTGACTTCTCGGGTTTGGTCTCCACGACCTTCTGGATTACGGCAAGTAACCCATCACGGTCTGACTGGCGGCTGTCGCCTGACGAAGGCGCTGTTACGTCGGGTGCGCTTGACGGGGGCGCGGTGCTGTCGGGCGCCGGCGATGGCGGCGGCGCCGGAGTGTCGGGTGCGCTTGACGGGGGCGCCGCTACGTCTGGGGTCGAGTTGTCGTCGGACAAAGGTCTTGCCGATCCTTATGATCCGGCAAGAGCTTATGGTCGTTTGTTGTGTGTGTGTCTAGTGGTTTGTCCTACCGCAGGGACACAAGCTATTGTGCGGCGTTTGGCGCCGCCTCTAAGAGGCGCTTTACGACATCGCACGTCTCTATCACCGAGAGCATCCGTCCATCCGTCAGCCACACCGCGCAGCGCCCCGCCGGGGTGGCCACCTTGTTTTCCGCTGATGTCGGCGCCTTGGCGTGCAGCGCCGTAACGTGAGACGGGTATACGGCGACTTCGCCGCCATCCGCCCGATGTAACAATATGAGCATCGCAGCGACGAGGATCGTGTCCATCGCCCTCAGAACGGCTGCCTAAAATAAGCGCGCAGATCGACACCGCCCAACCCTCTTCCGGGTCGCAGCGATGTCCCGCCCGACACGTCAATCGGCAGATCCGGCAGATTGTATCCCCCCTGCACGCTCAACGGCTGAGAGGTCTGCCCGAACCGCTTTCCCATCGAGTACCCGCCGCCCGTCAACTGAACCGGCAGTTCGCCCCGGGTCGGAACGGCACGCAGGTTCACCGGCGTGCTGGGTTGGTCACTTCCCAGGTATCCACCGCTAGGGGCAGGGAGATCGAACGGACTGGGCGGCGGAACGCCCGGGGTCACGGGAGACGGTGCGACCTCCGGCGCGATCGGCGGGCGCTGCAGGAACTGCGCTTGCTCGTCGGGCGCGATCGGTTGTTGACCGGGCGTTAAGTTCAACTGTCCTTGAGCGGCCAGCCGCTGCCGGACAAAAGCCTGCATCGCGGCTTGCTCTTCCTGCGGGGTCATGGCTTTCTTTTCAGCTCCTCGGCCACGTCGATCTCAGCCTCGGCCTTATCCCAGAAATACTGGTCCTGACCCTCCGGCCGACCAGCCTGGTCCCACATGTGATAGGCCAGCTCGCGGATGCGCTCTTCGCGCGGGGTCATGTCGCCTCGCATAGGTCAGCCCTCCGTCACGGCGTCGGCATCCCGGGTCTTCCCATCGAGCCGCGCGGCATACCGCCGCCAAGACCCGGACGGTTGCCGTTTCGGCCGTAGACCTGCAGCGGCGGCACCCGCGGTCCCAAAGAGCCCCCGGTCACGTCGCCCGAGAGCGCATTGGTGGCGCCGGCCGGGCCTTGCGCGTTGGGATCGGCCTCGGGACCAGGCGGGCGCGGGGGACCACGACCGGCGCCCTCGGGACCACCCTCGGGAGGCGGTGCGCCAGGCGGCGCCGGCGGCTGCGCCATCAGCTGGTTGAGCGCCTCCATACTGGGGACGCCCTCGGCGAAGGCTTCGCCCAGATCCAGGCTCTCGCCCATCCGGCGGATCAGTTGCCTGGCCAACCACTCCGGCGAGATCCCCGGGATGCGCTGCAGAAGCGGGACCAATTGGGTCAACATCTGCACGTCTTCCTGCCGGTCCGGCGGGCCGTTGGCGCCGACATCGACCTCCAGCCAGACGTTCTCGGCGACCGATTGCTTGTCGAGCATCGGCCACACCGCGCCCGGGCCGACGACTTTCTGCACGGTCTCTTGGGAGACGTTGAGCACCAAGATCTGGCTGGCGGCGATCGCCAGTTCAGTCATCACGTCGTTGATGTCGTCGATCGTCGAGGTGAGGTCGGTGTTCTGAGAGAACTGCGCCACCGAGACTTCGGTCGCGGTGGCCCCGGCGGTGGTGCCGTTGTCAGCCTGGTCGGACCCCAGGACCCGAAGGACATCCTCAAAAACCGGACCCGTATCGTATACCGCCGCGTCAATCGGCGGCATGTGGATGACCTGCAGCACGTCGTCGATTTTCTGTCCCGGGGCCAGGGCATTGAGTTCCAGAAGCGCATTAGCGGGGTGAGTTCGGAGCTTCTCAAGATCGGGCTCCTCCAAAAGACCCGCCGCCACCGCGGTCTTCGGGCGGTTGGCCCGGCGGTGCTCGCGCAAGCCCTGGCGGGCGCGGTTGAGTTCGAGCTGCATGTCCCGCACCAGGTCGATGTCCGACTGCGGGAAAAGGGTCTTCTCGTCGTAACCCTCATTGAGGACGATCGAGAACCACGGCCAGAACCGGGTGGTCTGGGTCTCCGGGGGTCCGGGTTCCTGCAGGAAATCCGGGTAACCGTCGCAAACGACATAGACACTGGCGTCCTTGCGGTTCCAGATTTCCCAGACGCAGGCGAGGGAAGGGGAGATGCCGTCACCATCGCCACCGCCGGCAGAGTAGTGGTGCTCGACGCCGGGCTCGTACCCGGTGATCTGACCCTGCTCGTTGTAGGCGATAAAACCGTGCCCAACGTCCACCATGTAGACTTCTTCGATCTCGTCCGGGGTTAAGAGATACTCCTGCGCCACCCAGTCGGCGCCAAGAAAGCCGCGGAGCGTCCGGCAGCGGGGATCGGGGATGATCGCGGTGGTGTCGGGATAGTCGAAGGTCAGCCCTTCCCGGACCACCAATTGCCCTTCCTGGGCCAAGCTCTGGATCGCGATCCGCAGGCTCTCGGCGTCGGCGCTGTCGCCCTCTATCTCGTTGTCCGAAAGATCGCCGGCCAGGCGCTCGATGTTGGCCAGGCGCTCGGACATATCGGCGATCCGGTTCTCGACCTCGGGCGACATCGCCATCGCCCGCTGAAACCCTAATTTGACATAACCGACACCAGTGACGATCGCCCGCCGGATCGTCAACTTCATCGACTGCTTGAACGAGTGGTTCTGCTCCTGGATGTTGTACTCGTAGAGCAGTTCTAAAGTACGCCCAACCTTGGCAGTGATCTGGTCGAACTGTTTGACGGTGGCGGCGTCCTGCAGGACGGCAAGCGCGTTGGGGTCAGGCGGCAGCATATACTGGGTAGCCAGCGCCATCTGCTGCTGCGCCATCATCAGCTGCTGCTCCGAGCCGTCCCACACCGTGGCAATGAGTTTCGGCTTGGACTTCGCCTGCATCGTCGGGTTGTTCGGGTAGAGTTCGGCGGTACGCTGCAAAACGTGCCGGATGCAGATATTGGCGACGTAGCGGTCGTCGCGCTTCTCGGTGGAGACGAGGTCCGGCCACTGCCGGCCCTCGCAAAACGACATATTCTCGCGCATCCGCCGAAACGGTTGCCGCCAGTGCCGCTTGGCGCGCTTGACCCGGTCTTGCCAGCGGTTGACGAGCTTGCGCCGCGGCTCCTCGGGCTCGGGCCGGTTGCGATTGACGAAGGTTTGGTCCTGGGTGACGAGCTGCCCGGGGTCGAGTGGTCCCGGGACCATCTGCGGCCCCGGCGAACCCAGTATAGGGGCTCCAAAATCGGACATATTTTTGAGCCCTTGACTATCGTATCGGTGCCCCGAAAACGCCCCACCCGAGGAGCCCGATCAGGATGAAAAACACCAGGGAAAACGGCCCAAAAGGCTGCAATATCGTCTGATTTCGCCAGTACCAGCCGCCGCTGAAGACGATCGAGATGACGAAGAAAATCCAAAACCAGATGGCTGCGCTCATCACCAACCTCCCGAGGCATAGCCCAGTTTCACGCTGCGCTCGGCCTGGTCACGCTGCATTTTGAGCCAGGCGTAGGTGTTTTCGGCCGGTTTGTCGGCCTCCGGGTCCTTGGGTACGCTGGCCCCGACCTGCAAGGTCAGACCGAGGCCGATATAGGCCAGGGTATCGACAAAATCGTCGTGCGCGTCGTAGGGGAACTTCAGCATCTGGTCCCGCGCCGCGGGCCACCAGGGCGCCCTCTCGGGAAACCTGACCCGGTTCATCGAAAGACGACCCTGAATGCTCTGCGCGCGGGTTTGCTTGTCGGCGATCGGCTGCATCTCGATCAGCGAGCAAAAAGTGTGGGTTTCCAGCATCCGCTTGCGCAGGAATGGCCCGATCGATTTGCTGATATGACCGCGCTCGGCCCACCAAAACAAAGGCTTATGGGCCTTCATCATGCGCAACATGCTCTCGACCGTCTGCTCGGCGTTCATCTGCCGCCAGACAAGATCGGGCAAGACCCAAATCAGATCATTTTGATCGATCCCGACCACCATCAGGCAGGTCTTGTCGCTGCCCTGTTTCAGGGCGACCGCGTGGTCGGAAGCGGCGTAGCAACGCAAGGAAGAGGGTAAATCGTTCGGACGATAAGTATGGAGCCAGTCGACCGAGAAAAACGTGCCGCCGGCCGGGCTGGGACGCCCTTGGTATAGTGCCGAAAACCCCCGCACGTCGCGGCGCTGCAGGGCTTGGAGATAGGTCTTGCCAAATCGTCCGGGCCACAGGGGCTCCCCCACCTCGCGCTTCAGGGGGTCCTTGCCGTCGTCGAACGCCAACGCCGGTAGATCGATGATCCTCCACTCGGCGGCCTCCTCCGGGTCGTAATAGCTGTTATGGGGGTCGGTTAATCTGCCGATCAGATCGTCCTGATGCCATCGGGTCTGGATCAACATGATCCGGCCGGTCTCGTCCATCAGCCGCGAGGCGATGACCTGGGTAAACCAGGTCCACAGCGTGTCCCGGATGGTCGGGCTGTCGGCTTCCATACGGTCTTTTATCGGGTCGTCGATCACCAGGAGATCACCGCCACGGCCGGTGGTGGTGCCGCCGCGGCCGACAAAGGCCAAAATGCCGCCCTCGGTAGTCTCCAAGCGGTCGGAGGCTTTGCTATCGTCCTTCAGCCCGGTGCGCGGGAAGATTTGGGCGTAAGCCGGCATCAGCATGATGTCGCGCACGGCGCGGCCGATATCCTGGCTAAACTTCTCGTTATAAGTGCCGAAAATGACCGATTTATCGGGGTTTTTCCCGCTAAACCAGGCGGTGAACATCTTTGACGCGAGCTGGGTTTTGCCGTGCCGGGGCGGCAAATTGATGATCAACCGCCTGATCCGGCCAATTTCCAGCTCTTCCAGGGCGGCGCACATGACTGCATGGAACCGCTGCACCTCGTAACGCGAGTGATCGGGGTCGTCCGGGTACCGCGGCGAGGGCATCATCAGGCGGGTAAAGGCGAGCATCGAGGTTTCGGCCTCGGTGACCGCAATCAACCGCTTGAGAACGCCCTCGTACCGGGCAAGATCGGGCGACATCGAGGACTATTTCCGCTTGTCGTCCGTCTTGGGGTCCTCGGTCCTGGTCCCGGACGGTGGCGTCGAGGTGCGGGCAGCGGTCCCGGCCGGTGCGGTCGCCCCCATCTGGACGACCGTGCCTTCCAGCCCGCCGACAAACATCACCGGTGCCGCGCCATCAACCGGCACCTGGATGTAAATCTCGCCGGCCGCGAGAGAACCCGCCACCGGGGGCGAAAAACCGATGCGATAGGTGCCCTGCAGGCTGACAGCTTCAAGGTTAGGCTCGGGAGGCGTCTCTTGCGGGGTGGGTTCCGCGACAGGAGTGGGTTTCGGGTCACTCATCACTTGATCTCCTTCTTCCTAGTACGATCGCTCGTTTCATCACTCCATTCACGGCAGGCGATAGCTGCCGCTACAATTCAATTCTGACGTATCGGTAAAATTGGCGTCAGTTATCGCGCTTACCCCGGTAATGGTCGGCACGACCAGAGTAATTTTGCCGCTATCCAATACCACGACCCCACTTAGTGCGCCGGGCATCCCGGCCATATAATTATAATAACCGCATTTTACAGTACCTTGAGCTAACGTAAGCAACGACGAGTACGGCAACCCTATTATCGTTGCCTCGCCGACAGACGAACCTTTAGCGGTAAGAGTTATTCTCAAATCAAACGACGCCACTTTATTTGTCACATTAAAGTTGCCGTAGTTCGTGAATGCCATGCCGACACTAGTGTCGCCAAACTTGAGCGACGGTGTCCATGTGGTGTTTAATTCCACATCGTTCTTGATGCCCGCGTTATTTATCACCGGCGGATTTGTGTCAATGCTCTTGAAGGCATTTCTGCCAACCACCCAGTTAAACGTGTCTACACCCAGGACCACTGCGCTAGTAAGTCTCACGAACGAGTTTCCGACGATCGTGCTGGCGTTCTCTACTATCGACTTATCCGCGATGATCCCGACCGAGTTGATCGGAGGGTAGGTGGCGCTGATAAACGTGTTGTTCGATATATCGATTATCTGAGCAAAGGCTAAATAAATGCCGGCCTTGTTAACAGCAGGGTAAAAAAGACAGTTGCTGATCAAAACATGGACGATCTCACCCAGCAACTTGATGCCGTGATCGGCGGTGTTGAACTGGCTATTGGATATCGAAAGCAAATCCCCCGCGGTCGTCTCCGGGAACACATCAACATTGTAAACAGCGATATTGCCACCGGTAAAGTTCGCATTTACTATGGTAACCCCTTGCACATGGCGGCCATAAGTAAACCCAATATCCAAATCAAAAAAACCCATGTTCACCATGTTCAGGACGATGCCGTAAACCGTTGTGCTGGGTATTCCCTCAAATTTAATCCCCCGGCCTAGGTTAAACCCGGCGCCGGAGATATCGGTATCCGAAATATCGACAACCGAAATCCCCGTGGTAATGATCGCGTCTGTCCAATAGTGGAGGTTGGCTTCATAAAGGGCGATACGATCATCGCCGGCGAACCAAAGGTTTTTTAAGATATTATGGTTGCCCATACTGCCGCCGAACGCCCCGGCATTAACGATCTCGATCCCGGTGCCGCCGCCGGCTTGGCTTGTCGTAAAGGAAAGATCCGCGATGTATACCGAGCCTGGCTGGCTATAAGCAGTGATTTTAAGACCGCCATTGGCATTCGGCCAGTTGAGAGTTGCCCTCTGATGTCCACCATCTCCCTTAAAGCAAAATCCACCCGTTGCGGGCATGTCTACGGTTATTCGCGAATTGAGCTTGTAGGTTCCAGGCGGAATATAAACACAATTTTTAGACGATGTAGCTACGTTAGCGGCGAGTTGAATGGCGGGCGCGCTGTCGGCCGATCCGCTGGGATCGGCTCCGAACTGGCGGATATCCATATCCCCGGCGGGGTGAACAGCAATCCAGCACTTGCCGTCAGCACTGGGAACTTGCGAACCGCCATTACCGCCCGGTATCGGGCAAGCCGCGTTAGAACCCCGAAAAAACAGCGGTGGGGCACCGAAATTGGCGGCGAAGTCGTTGCGATAGACCCCCTCCGGGTAAGCCGTGGTCGCTGCCGCCGAAAGCGCGGCATTATGTGCAACATGGATGCGCGGCTGCGGGTTGGGGACCTGCTGTGCGTAAGCCGGCCAGCAGAGCAAGAGCCCGAGCAAGAAAGCCAAGGTTCTCATGTCTGCACCCACTGCGCGCCAGTGAAAACCAGGTCGACCCAACTGAAGTTGTATTGCAGGACCAGGCTGACCTGACCTTCGATCGCCGGGCCAGCGCCCGTGATGGTGACCCGGTAAGTCCCGGCGTTGCCGTAGGTATCCTTGAGGGTGATCTCCTGGCTGGCGACCGGGGAAGCCGGCAAGGTGATCGTGATCGGCGCGTTGGTGCCGTTCTCGACCCGGACAAACCCGGCAAAACCCGCCGGTAAAGCGGTCGTTGCGCTAACCACCATCATCGGCTGGACGAAACCGCTGGTCCCGGTGACCCATTTGGTCCCATCCCAGACCCAGCTGAGCCCGGCCGCGGTATAAACCTGGCCGCCAGTCGGGGAGTTGGGGAAATCGAGGGAGGTCATTATCTCTGAACCCACTGCATCAGGCACTTGAACCGACCGCGGATGCTGCTGTTGTTCAGCAGGTTTGCGTCAGTGACCCACGTCCCGCCCGTCGCGTTGCCCTGCATCACATAAATCACCGGGCTGTTGTTGGTCTGAAAGAAATACGGCATGCCCGTCAACCCGGCTGCCGGCGTCACCTCCGCCAGCGACAGCCCCGATCCACTGACAGCATCGCCGCAGGCATACGGTAATCCGGCAATCTCGACATGCCCGGAGCCGCCGCCCTTGGCGGACAGGAACAAGTTGAAATCCGCCTCGACATAAGGCCACTGCTTGTGCGCAAAGCCTTGCTGCGCCACATACGCCGCCCCCGGCGCCGCAACCCCACCGATCCTCAAAGCCGGGGTCCAGCCGTTCCGCACATCGTTAAACGGCGAGCCCACCGCCAACGTGGTGCCCGGCGCCACCCGCGTGTTGACAAACGCGACGTTGTAGTTCTGCGGGTAAACATCGGTCCACGGCATCATCCCGCTGATGTACTTACGACCGGCTCCGGTGTAAATCGCGATACCACCCGACTGCGATGCGCACCCCCCACTACAAGCGCCAAACATATTTGCCAACTGGCTCTCGGCAGCGCCCTGCAAACTGGCAACAATAAACGGGGCGCCGTATGGCTCGCGGATATGCACTCCGCTGATCGAATTAACGCCGGCGGACGCCTTGTCCACCAGCATCAAACTGTTGCCGCCGCCCTCGCCGCCGACCCAGCTGCTCAACCGCGCGCTGCCGTCCCAATACATGCACACCCGGCTCGGCATGTGCTCGTTCAGCGCGTCGCAGCCAAAACTGGTGAATATGCTCCAGATCGCGTTATTTCCGAGATACGCCCCAATCTTCCAGCCGTGCTGAAACACATCGGTAAAGTGCATCTCGTCGCTGTTGGTGACGCTGATAAATGTTTCCAGCGGGCCGTAGACGGCGTCCAGCGCCACCGTGCCGCCACTGGTGTAGGCGCCGTTGGTGAAACTCAGCGCCACGCCCGTGCCCGCTGCCGTCGCCGGCTGCGACAGCCACAGCCCCGGCTTGTGCGGGTCGATCGTCCGAACCGTGGTGCCGCCCGGGATGCCGGCTCCCGTCACACCTTGACCCGGCCAGATGCCGGCAAGGCTCGCAGTCGCGACAAACGTCTCGCCCAGGTTCCAGGTGCCCGTCGTGGCAGGGCCGGCGTAGACACTGCCCTGGAGATCGATGTGGGTGCCGTCAACTACCGTGGCCGTCCAATCGCCATTGGCGCCCGCCATGCCACCCACCAGCCGTACCCCGACCGGGTTGCCGGTAGCCAGGATGTTCGTCTTGTTCACGGTCAGCCGGATGGCCCCGCTGCCGTTGTTGGCAACGCCGCTTACCGTCAGGTACTCGCCGGCGTAGCCGTTCGGGTCGTTGCCCGGGAAATACGCCCAGCCGTGCACGTCGGTAACGTGCGCAATGTCGTGGATCTCGTTGAAGTACAGCCCGTTCTTGCAGTGCAGCCGGACGTGTCGGATATACGGGCGGCTATGCCAGTGCCCATCGGTGCGGACACACCAGTTGAACCCGACAATGAACACATCGTCGATCTGCGTGTCGTCGGTGCCGTTGGTGATCGCCGTGCCGGAGAAGGCACTGACCTGGGCGAAGGTGTCCTGCAAGCTCGTCGGATAAGTCAGGCCGCGCTTGAAGATCGCCAGGCTTCTGATTACCCCGTAATTGTTGATCGTCCTGGCCGGATCGAGCCGGATTGCCGGCTGGTCGATGTCAACACCCTTGCCCCCCGGTCCCGGCGGCGGGCCAGTTCTGGACTGCATCCGGGGAGGACTTGCCATCTCAAGGCTGCACCCCGCCGGAACCGTCAGGTCGGCGGCGATGACGGCGTACTGCCGCGGCGGCAGGATCACCCGGCCGCCAGCCGCGTTACCGCAATCGGTCAGGCTGGCGTTAATCTGAGCCGCCGCGTCACTCGTGCCGTCTGTCGGCGCATTATGATCCTTAACCGGGTCGTAAGTGCCGACGCCAAGATTGATGCGGGCCTGCGGCAACTGCGCGTTCGCCGCGTCCCGCGCCATCGCACCTAAATTGTACAAGGCTGCCGGTAACTCGGCATTACGCGCGTCCTGGTACATATCGGCCGCCGCCGGCAGGCTCGCCAGCAGTGCCAGCCCTTCGACGGCGCTCAGGATTAGGGCCAGGGCGCGGGTCATTGCCGCAGCCCGTCCTCTTTGACCTTCAGGTCAACGTTGAACACGCTCGCGACGCCGCCCGCCGTAAGTTTGCCGCACAAATCTGCCCAATACGCCGTGCCGCGATATCCCCCTCCGTTAAGTTTTAAGGACAGCGGAATGTACTGGCCGACATTACCGCCATTTGTCGTTTGCGGCGTGCCTTGTGTCCATATCGTCGTCCCGCCGCCAGTCACGCAATTCTGCCCGTTCGTCGGCACAGCCCCATACCCCACTACGATCTTGTACTGAACCCCATTGCTAGCCAAACTATTAGACGTTACGAGGTTCGCCACAATATCAAGTACACCACTAGACCCGGGCGTAAATGTCGTGTTCAATCCCATAAAGGTAAAGTTTGCCGCTGACGTGGGAGCTGCCGGGGACTGGTTTGCAACCTCGACGGTAATCGGCACCTGGCTGGCCAGATAATTGCCATAAATCAAGTTATTGCCGTCCGGCGTAATCTCCTTGATACAATTGGCCGGCGTCCCGAAATTGCCGCAATAAAACCCCGTCACCATTATCGGTTTGGTGCCGCTCTCGATCTGCACCGCAATTGCCGCCGGCCCCGGCGCCAGCACGTGCCCACCATGCACCGTGCCAGGGAAACCGGCGCTGCCGCCACCCATCGACACCCCGATATTTGGCCCGGTGCCCCAGTCGATCTGCGGGAAGTAAATCTGCGTCCACGGAGCCAAAGATCGGATGCCGTATGTCCCGTACTGACCCCACAAATGCGGCGCAAACAATACTGTGTTTCCCGCGTTGGCTGTCAGGTGAATGCTGGCTGTCGTCGCCGGCCCCACCGCAATCAGCCCGTAATGCTGCGTATCGCTGTTGTCGATGTAGATAAGGTTGTCAGGGTACGTCGCAGGGCTCGGGTAAAACGCACCCTCTGCTATGACGTACAACCCGAACGTCATCGTCGTATTACAACCAGCTTGCGGGCCGATGTTAAGCCCGCGCCCACCGGCCGCCGGGTTAGCTATATGTACGTTCGTCAACCGCCCATGCGCCGAGCACACGAACTTCATCACGTCGGCCGCCAACGTGTTGCCGTCGAACCCGATATCGCGGAACCCTGCGCCCCGGCTGAAGCCCTCCGAGCCGTTGACCAGTACCGGCATCGGCGACAGGGCGCAGACCTGACTGGCCTCGCGCCCGGCGCCTTGCGTATCGATCTGGTAAAACCCCGGCGCCGTATTGATCTGGCTCGCAGCGCCCCAGCATCGGATCTGCGGCGTGTTGGGCTGCGGCTTCGGTAGCGGCGGGAAATACACATAACCCTGCTGGCCGCCCGCGTCGGTTTGCTGCGCCGCCTGGAGGTAGGCCGCGTTGATCGCCGCGCTGTCGTCGGTGCCCCAGGTGACGTACTGGCTCGATGCCGCTAGTGTTTGGCCGGCAGGCGCCGCCAAGGTCAGGTGAGTGGCGTCCGTGACCCCGCTTATCGTTGTCGCCAAGGGTGTCGTCGCGGTGGAGCCGGCATTGAGGATCACAATCCGCTTGCCCACATCGGCTGCCGCGAAGGCACAGCGGAAGTTACCCGGCGCCACCGTCACGGCCGCACTCGACGCCGTGCTGGTGACCAGGCATGGCACCCGCATGGCATCGCCTACCGCGCCAAAATCCTTGACGCTGATCATGCCGGTGTCCAGGTTCCGCCTCGCCTCCGGCAGCTTCGCATTGCTCGCGTCCGGGTACATGTCCGCTCGCAACAGCACAAGCGCCAAAAGGCCCGCGGCAACCCGTCTCACGGCGTGCCCCAGAAACTCTTCTGGTTCTGCTGCAATACCGCGCGCTCAGCCGGCGGCACCCCGTAGTTATTCCAAATAACCCCCTCGACGACATTGCAGACGGTGCCGGCCGCGCCCGATATGTAATGTCCGCCAGCCCCTGTACTGATCGCCAGCGAACCCGCCGTCTCCGTGCCATCAATCCGCAACAGCGACGAAGCGCCGTTCATCACCCCAATCGCGGCGTGCCACGCACCATCGGTGGCCGCCGCCCCAAAACTGCCAAACGTGTTGTTCGCCAACGACCACGCATTGGCACCCGCCGTGCCCATAATCCGGTTGGCGCCGCCACCGACATTCTGATTGATTAGGAAACAACTGCCGATACCGCTAACCCGATTAGCCACCACATTTAACGTTATCGCACCTGTCGGTGCCGCCGCTGTCGGCCCCTGTATATACTGCGTGCCGGCAGTCGGAAACTGCACGCACGGCAGCGTGCCGCTGCAGTTGAAAATCAACGACGGCTGGGCCGCCGCCGTCAGTTGCGCCAGGTCCCTGGCATTACCGGACTGGTCGTAAATCGTTTTGACAAAACAGGATGTCGCCGCGCAGTGCGCGTTCGCCGCCGCCGTGTCGACCGGGCTGCCAAGGCCAGGGACATAACCCAGGAAGTTGATGTCAGTCTCGGCGTTGTCGCTGGCGCGCCGGATGCGGATAGCCGGCCCGGCGTAGGTGCTCTTGAGCTTGCGAAAGCTGTAGGCGCCGGCAGGCGTCGCGAAAGTGTCCAGCGGCAGCGGCAACCAATAATCCCGCTGGTTCTGGATCAAGGCCACCTGCTCAGCCGCCGTCAGGACATAGTTGTTCCACGCCATCGCCTCAGCCCAGTCGAACGACGTGCCAGCCGCACTGCCCATCACCGGCAAACCACTGCTAATGGGCGTGGTCAGCGCGCCAGGGAACTGGTTACCATCCACGTTGAGATTGCTTGACGCCCCGTTCAGCACACCGATCGCACTGTGCCAGGCGTTCTCCGCAGCAGCGCCCGTCAGGGCGGCGCCGCTGTACAACATGATCGAACCGGCGCTGGTGTAAAAACTAAGGTTGCCGCCGCCAGCCGGGCTCAATATCGACACGCTGCCAGTCCCGGAAGTGCGCTTCGCCACCCCGGCCAGCGTCATCACTCCGGTGCTGGCACTGGCACTGACACTCGACTGCATGTAATCGTCGGCGTCCAACCGCATGCACGGGTGGCCGCCGGTACAACTCGCTACATACAACGGCTGTGCCGTCAGCGTCGCTTGCACCAAGTGCCGGTTGCCGCCGCTCTGGTCGTAAACCGTATTGAGGTAACAGGTGGTGGCAGCGCAATGCGTCGCCGCTACGGTCGTATCGAGATCGCCGCCAGCCGTGGCCGGGATGTCCAGGAGGCCATTATCGCTGGCCCGCCGCAGCTTTACCAAAGGACCGGCGTAGCTTTGCTTTACCTTGCGGAAGCTGTATGCCTCCAAAGGCGCGCTCGCAATGCCGTCCACCACCCCGCCGGACGGCAAGATCCGATGCCCGCGATACGGCGCGTGCATCCGCGCCTCGGCCGCGCCGACCGTGGCCAGCAGAACCGCCGCCAGCGCCCCTATATATAAAGAGTGCCGGCGCACCCCTCAGATCCCGGCGCCCGGGGTGAGGTAGAGCGTTGCCGTGCCGCTCGCAACAATCCCGGCAATATAGCCTTTACCGCACCCCAAGACCTCGACACTGCCAGGCGCCACCGGCATGCCCGCAGCCGTGGTCGAGACCACGGTGACATCGCCGCAATTGACAAAAATCGCAACGGTGCCGGCGTTGTAGAGCCTGATCGCGGTATTATAGGTGTCCGAGGGCACCGCGACGCGGGCCGTAGTGCCGGTCACCGCCAGGCTGACGGTGGCGCCGCTCGCGATAAACGGCGCCTGGCTCAAGGCCGGGGTCTGCCCAAGGCCCAAACCCAGCCCCAAAAACACCAAAAAGGCGAGGCTTTGTCTCATTTCCAGTAAATCCATCCGGGGGCCTCGAAGCGCAGCTGAAGAGCCGCGCCCGGGCCGTAGGCAGAAATCGGGGCACCAGCGATCGGGGCAGCAGCGGCGTTTTGCAGCGCCAAAATCGCCACGGGGTTGGCGAAGGAGATCTCGACCATCTCGCCCAAGACCGCCACGGGCAGGCGGATCGTGAGAGATGCGTAACTGCCGGGGTTATTGATGTAGACCGGGCGGGTGTCGGTCAGGATCACGGTCGCCCCGGAGACCGGGCTGAGGATATTTGCCGGCACCGGAGGGGCCGGCGCCGCTGCCGCGACCGGGGCCGGCTGGTTGGTCGCCGGCACCCACTGGCTGGAGTTTGGATCGCTATAAAAAACAAAGAGTTGGCCCGAAACGCTGTCCCACCACAGCCAACCCGCGCTAGCACCGACAGGGGGGCTGTCCGAGATAATAACGTGAGCCGGGCCGCCGGGGCCGCCGGGGATGCTCTGGACGATTTCGAGAGCCCGGTGCGCCCACCAGCGCGAAGACCAGTGGTCGCCGGTCACCCCCATGACGGCCAGGATGTTGGGCGGGATGGTGTCCGGCATATGCTCGGCCCACTCTGCCGAGACTTCCGCCCAGTCCATCGCCAGGGCGTCAGGGTCGGCGCCCGGGATCGAGTGGGTCTCGTTACCGCCGAGCACGCCGACCGGGGCAGAAGCCGCAGAAATGGTGGGTTTTGCCACCGGGACTGCGCGCAGCGAGCCGTCCGCGTGGAGGGAGACGGAGACCCAGTCGATGATCTCGCCGATCGCCCGGTTGATCCGGTCGACCTCGCCATCGAGCCGATCGCCGGGGTGCGGCGAAGACGGGTTGGCGGTGCTGTGATCGGTAAAAGAGTACCCGCGCCTGGGTTTTAGGGCGACAACGGCCATTTGTCCTCCCGTTGAGTGGCGCACCCTACACGCGGTGAGACAAAAGGCAAAGGATGCTGTATGTTGTGGGGGATAGGCGAAAGAACCCGACACCCCCCGCCTCTGTGAGAGCACGCGGGGATAAACCCGGACCGGCAACCTCGCCGCCGTCCCCGCCGGTGCCGGCGGCGCTGTTGGTGGGTCGAAGACCCGCAACCTCGCCGCCGCCCGTTTAGGGCGGTCTAAACAACAAAATCCCCTGCAGGACAGGGTTTAAGGGCGAGCCCCTTTGCGCGACCGCGGCGATACGGCGGGGCGGGGGGGTCTTATTTTTACCCGTGGCGGCTCAAACTACAAACTACAACTACAAAAGATAAAAATGGGCGAATTTGGTACGAACATCAGTCATGGGTTCGAGGCGCGCGGCCGGGGACCCCCGGGGGGAGGGCGGAAGCCCGGAAGGCCCTGGTCCTGGATCGGTCAGGACCGGTTCTGAACGGCGCGCTTCCTATGGAAGGAAGTGGGGAGGCAAGGGAAATGAAGGGGTTAGGAGACGAGACCTAGGTCGAAGAGTGTGCGAAGACGGGTTAGCTCGTCC